TAATAAAATATTTGAACACTATTATAATTTTGATATTATTAATGGATTTGATGCTAGAGACAAAAGACCAGCAAAAATAGAACTTAATAACATTCCTTTTAAAATAGGCTTTGTTAGATTAGAAGGTGTGGAGTTAAAAAGAAATGCTCCATACGCTTATAAGATTGTTTTCTATGGAAATACTGTTAGCTTAAAAGATACTCTAGGCGAGGCTAAATTACAAAACCTAACTTCACTAGTACAATATAATTTAAACTACGATTCGGCTACAGTTAAAGCTAGATTACAAACTGCAAACGGCCCTATACTTTGCCCTTTAATAACTTCAGGAGCCTCTAATAAAGATTCAGATTTAGTGCCTCCTCCCTCACGTTTATATTACGACACAGTAACGAATACTCAAGCAAATGGAAATTTATATTATCCTGGGAACGATGACAATGGAGTTTTATATTCAGACTTGAAATATTCAATAAGAGTAAAAGAAGTAATAGACGCAATTACAGCTCAATACTCTAATTTAGTATTTAGTGACGATTTCTTTAATACTAGTAACGCTGAGTTTTACAACTTACATTTGTGGTTACATAGAAAAAAAGGAGGAGTACCAGACGAGTCTTTAGTGCAAACTTTTCCAAGTCCAGTTACAGGATTCGGCCCTCCAACTATTCAAGCTACCAATATGTTTAATGGTACAGGTTTAGTTATACAAAATAATTGGTTAGACACAAATGGAGTTTTAGTTTCAGGAATACCAAACACTACTCAAAAACTTTTATTAACAACTTCAAGCACAGATCTTTTTACAGTTGTTATTTATAGAAATGGATTAACTCACGCTACTATAGCAAATCTACAAGGAGGAGGGGGAACTCTTGTTGTAGGTGCAGGAAGTCTAGGAGGAACGTTTAGTGCAGCAACCTATACTATAACTATTTTTTCAGCAACTCAAATTAATTTCACTGAAATAAAGTGGGACTTAGCTGGGTACGACCCAAATGTTCAAGTAGGATGGGTAGAAACTTATACAGTAGCTTTCAATGCAACTGCAGCTTTTACGTTTGATATACCTAGTCAAATTCCAGATATGAAAATTATAGACTTTTTAACTTCTATATTTCGTATGTTTAATTTAACAGCTTTTTTAGATGACAATACGTTATTAGCTAATGGGTCTGTAAATCCAGATTTTAATAAAATTAAAGTACAAACCCTAGATGACTTTTATTCTACAAATGTGTCTACCTATGATATATCAAAATATATAGATATTGAAAATAGCCAAGTTAATATTGCTTTGCCATATAGAGCTATTAATTTTAAATATGCAGAAACTGACACTATCTTAGCCCAGCAATATAGCCAACTTAATGGACGTAAATGGGGGTCTGAGCAATACGATGGAAACGATACTATTGGTGATAATTTTGACGGCCCAAATTCTACTTATACAGTTGACGTTCCATTTGAACATTTAATGTATGAAAGACTAACTAATACTGGGTCAGGAGTTGCAGCAAATACGCAAACGTCTATACAATATGGATATTTTGTAGACCAAAACCAAGAACCAATTTTAGGTAAACCTTTATTGTTTTATCCTATACACCAAGCAGCAGGTTCAGGAACTACAGTTATTTCTTTTAAGTCTGCTCCTAGTGGTTCAAACATAAACTCCCCTTTAGATAATTATTTTATTCCTAGTAATAGTTTAGCTATTTCAGCTTCTACTAGCACAAAGAATTTAAACTTTAGAGATGAGTTTAATGAGTATACAGGGTCTTCAGATTTCCCAGGTACTTTGTTTAAAGAAAACTACGACACATATATAACTAATATTTTTAATGGTAAAAGAAGGTTAATAAAGATAAAAGCCTATTTACCTTTAAGTATAATAAACGATTTAAAGTTAAACGATACGTTAACTATTAATAACCAAAACTATAAAATTAATACTATCTCTACCAATTTAATTACTGGTGAAAGTGATATAGAAATATTAAACGAGCTATGATAAAAAATATATTAGAAATGTTAAAACACGCAGACGGTGAAACTGATAATATCAAATTTGCTCAAGGTGCTAAAAAACTTTCAAAAAACTTTAAAGAGGGAAAAGATAAACTTAAAAAACAAATAAGATGGGAAGGTCAATCCAAACAATAGCAGTCGAAGGAGGCAAAGAAGCTGAAAAGGAAATCAAAGGCGTACAAAATGCTTTAGATAAATTTGGTAAAACAGCACAAAAAAATAGAGACGCTACTAGACTTTTAGACAAGGCTACTGGAGGTGCAGTTACTAAATTCAATGATCTGCAAAAAGGATTATTACAAGGAACTAAAGGATTAAAAGGTTTAGCACTAGGTTTTAAAGGTCTTAGTAAAGCTATTATAGCTACAGGTATTGGAGCAATCGTTGTAGCGTTAGGAGCTATCTATGCGTATTGGGACGATATTACAGAGGCTATTAATGGAGTATCTGCCGAGACTAAAACTTTATTAGGATTACAAGAAGAGCAAGTCGCAGCAACCCAAGAAGCATACGATACTATTGCGGCTACTGAAAATATTTTAAGACAACAAGGACAAACTGAACAAGATATATTAAACTTAAAAAAGTTAGCTACAGACGAAGCTATCGCAGCTCTTGAGGCTCAATTAATAACACAAAAAGAAATTAAAAAAGCTCAAGTAGAAACTGCCGAGAGAAACTCTAAAATACTATCAGGTATTATATTAATGCTTACAGCTCCACTCGCTGCAGTATTAGTAGCAGTAGATGAGGTAGCTAAGGTATTAGGCAAAGAAGCTAACCTAGCTAAAAACTTTTACGAGGGTATTGGAACTTTTGTATTCGACCCTGAAGGTATTGCTGAAGAGGGTGAGGAAGCCATAAACGAAACTGAAAATCAATTAACTAAATTAAAAAATAGAAAAGCCGGTTTTGAATTACAAGAACAAAAAAACAAAAAGGCTGCAAGTGACAAGGCTAAAGCAGATCAAGAGAAAGCAGATAAAAAAGCTATAGATGACGAAAAGAAAAAACAAGAAGCGTTAGAAAAAATTAGACAAGGAGGTATAGATACTGAGGAAGAGAGAAGAGCAGAAGAGAGAAAAAAAATAAACGATGAGTATACACAATTACTTTTAGACCAAGAAAAATTTGGAGGAGACAGAGAAGCGTTACTAGAAGCTCAAGAAACCAAACTAAGAGAATTAAGAGAAAAGTTTGCTTTAGAAGACAAAGCTAAAGCTGACGCTGACAAGTTATTAGAACAAGAAAAAATAATTGAACAACTAGAGTTAGACGCTGAATTTGAACAATTAACTTTTGACGAGCAAAGACAATTATTAAACGAAAGACAACAGCAATTATTACAAGACGAAACTTTAAGTGAAGAGCAAAGAACTAAATTAAGTGCAGCCTTTGGAAAAGCTAGAGTTAAAATAGTAGAGCTAGAACAAAAACAAAAAGAAGAGGCTACAATGTCTTACGCAAATTCGTTAAGTAAAATTTCAGGATTGCTTGGTGCTGAGACTCAAGCTGGAAAACTTACTGCTAGTGCTGCGGCATTAATTGCAACTTACTTAAATGCTAATAAGGCTAGAGAAAGTCAATTAGCAATAGCAACTCCAGACGCTCCATTTAGAGCTGCGTTAGCTATGGCTGCAGAAATAGCATCTGGATTAGCAAATGTAAAAGCTATTAATTCAGTTAAAGTTCCTAAGGCTTCAGGAGGAGGCTCACCTAGTGCACCTAGAACTCCAGCGACTGTATCTGCTCCTTCATTTAATATAGTTGGAGGAAGTGATACAAGCCAATTAGCCGAGACTATAGCTAGTCAAACTCAAGAACCTGTAAGAGCTTTTGTAGTAAGCAACGATGTAACTACAGCTCAAAGTTTAGAGAGAAATATAGTAGAGGGAGCTACAATATAAAAACAAAATTATTAATTAAAACGTTATATAAGTATGAAAATAGTAGAACTGATTATAGACGAAGAGGATGAGTTAGCAGGTATTGACGCTATAAGTATAGTAGAAAGCCCAGCAATAGAAGAGAATTTCGTAGCTCTTAATAAACAAAAAGAATACAAACTAAAAACCCTAGACGAGGATAAAAGAATTTTAATGGGTGCACTTTTAGTGCCTAATAAAACTATATATCGTAAAGAAGGAAAAGAGGAGTATTATATATACTTTTCAAAAGAGACTGTAAAAAAAGCTAGTGAGTTATTCTTGCAAAAAGGTAAACAAAACAACGCTACATTAGAACATAAATTTGATATAGAAGGTTTAACCTTAGTAGAGTCTTGGATAGTAGAAGACAAAGACAAAGACAAGTCGGCTCTATACAATATGGACGTACCAGTAGGAACTTGGATGGGTGCTGTAAAAGTAAACAACGAGGATATATGGAAAGACTTTGTTAAGACTGGTGACGTAAAAGGTTTTAGTATTGAAGGTTTTTTCCTTGACCGAGAAGAGAGACCAAAAGAAAAAATAAAAGACAAGCTAAATGAAGTAGAGCTAGAAACTTATAATGACTACCCAGAGTCTGCAGTTAACAATGCTAAAAAAGCAATTAAATATAAAGAAGAGAATGGTTCAAGCTGTGGAACTCCAGTAGGCTGGACTAGAGCTAGTCAATTAGCTAATAAAGAAAATATAAGTCGTGAAACTATAGCTCGTATGGCATCTTATAAAAGGCACGAAGGAAATAGCGAGGGCTCTTACGAGGATGGATGCGGCCCTATAATGTACGATGCTTGGGGAGGAAAATCTGGAGTAAATTGGGCTATAAATAAATTAGAACAAATTGACAAAGAAAAATTATCTCAAATACAAGCAGGGGTCAAGTTGCTTAAAATAAAAAAAATGTTAATAAATGCCAGTAAGAAAACGAACAAATAAAATGAATAGGCGTAGTCAAACTATGCCTTATAATGAGCGTTGGAACCCAGCTAGTCCTTCTAGTAGTTCTAGGGCTTGTTATTGTAAAGACGAAAACACTTACTCCAGGGAGTGCTGCGATGGGTCTTTGTGGGCTCAAGGTATTGGAGTTATTACTCGTGTAACCTGAAAATGCAAAATAATTTTATACTACGTTAAATAGGTATGAATGAGCTAAACAGGATTACAGAAAAGTTGTTCAAAGACAATTTAAACTTCCCACTTATTTTAAGACAAATCGAGAAAGAGGTAAACCTTGAGGAATACCCTTGGGACGAGTGTATAGCAGATCAAACTAAAAGATATGGAGCTGAGGCTGCTCCTAAAATTTGTGGATATATAAAAGAAAAATATGGCAATTAAATTAAACCAAGTAGTTTTAAACAAACTAAAAGAAAACAAAAAAGAAAATTCAAAAGTAGACTTAGCTCTTTACGATGGTATAGAGTATGATTTTGATTACTTACAAGACGAAGTTAGTAGATTATCTTATTCAACTGAGGAATGGTATGATGAAAAGTTTGACGCTTATATGGATGCTAGAGGAGTTTTAAGAAGTGTTTACTTTCAAAATTCAGAAACTTTTATTAGTACAGATGACGTTACTAATGACTTAGATATATTAAACGATATTGTAAAACAATCAAATGAGTTAGGTATTGACCCAACAGATGTCGATGCTAATATTTTTGACCACATCAAATTAATAGAAGACTTAAAATACTTTGAAGACAGATTTGAAGAGCAAAAAAGAGAACTAGAAAATTACGGATTTTAATATGAAAGCACTAAAAAACATACTAAACAAATTATACTCAGAAGACAATAAAGTTTTTGCAGTATTAAGCACTCAAAGAAAAATAGATTTGTCATTAGTAGACGATATTGAAAATGAAATAGATAGTTTTGAGGAAGCAGAGTCTGATGCTAGTTATTTAGCCTATGAGTTTGGAGACGAAGTAATAAACGCTTACGAGGAGTTTCAAAGAAAATATGATTTGGATAATTACGTAGTAAACGGACCTGTAACTTTATTACAAGACTATGCAGCAGATTTAAAAGTAAAACTAGATAAACTCCAAGCTGCAGCAGATGAGTTAGGAATAAATCCTAATGACATTTATGGAGAGTACGATTATTTAAGAGACAGAGTAGAAGACGCTGATTCTTTATATAACGATGCTAAAGATAAATATAGAGAAGTTGTGGAATATACAGGAATGAATAATTTCTGGAGTTAATAATAAACATTAATAATTAAATAATAAATAATGAAAGCAAGTGAAATGTTAAAAAAAATCAATACGCTCCTAGGGGTGCAAGTTGATTTAGAAGAGCTTGTCTTGGATAACGGTACGAGAATTTTTGCCGATAGCTACGACAAGGGAGAAAGCGTTTTTATCGTAACAGACGAAGACGAGAGAGTTCCTCTACCAAGTGGCGAGTATACCATAGAGGACGGTAGAATTTTAGTAGTAAAAGATGACGGTTTAATTGATGAGATTAGACTTGAAACTATACCAGAAGCTGAAGAGGAAGGATACAAGGACGGAATCGCTGACGAGAAGGAAGACGTAAGAGAGGATATGGAAGAGGAAGTAATAGTTGAAGTGCCTGACGAAGTAGCTCCTGAAATGGGTGATATTATCGCTGCAGTAGTAGAGGTAGTAAGTCCTATTATCGAGGAAGTAAAAGAAGAGATTGAGGAATTAAAAAAGAAGTATGGTGAAGTTGAAAAGGTAAAAGAAAAAATGTCTAAACAACCAGCTCGTAAACCTTTAACTCAAGCTCCAAATAAAAAGAATGATACTTTTCTATATGGTCAAAATAGACCAGAGACAACTATGGATAGAGTATTAGCAAAAATAAGTCAAATTAAAAAATAATAATAAAAACAATGAGTACATTTATACACACAAGTAACGATGACGTAAGAGTACAAGTATCACAAAATACTATTTCTGCTTCATTATCAATTCCAGCAGGAGACGCAGGAATCGACCAAAACGTTGCGACAGACGCACTAGTTATTTCTCTACCTCAGATTCATTCTGAAAATATAGGTTTAACATATTTATTTAGAAATACAGGAGCAGACGGTAACAACATAATCACTTTAAGTCCACACTCTACAGATGGTTTTCACGGATCTATCGCTAACGCTGCAGCAGATTCTGTAGCTAGTGGAGTAGTAGACAAAGATTGGGTAAACACTAAAGCAACTGCAAATAGTGGAGACTATGTAATAATCAGAGCCGTAGCTTTAACAAAGTGGTTTATCGTAGGCGGTGTCGGAATATGGGCATCTGAAGCATAATAATTAATAAATAAATAAATAATAAAATGAAAAGAAATATAAATTTAGCGACTACAACTTCGATAACTACAAGTTATTCCGGTGAGTTCGGAAATCAGTATATCGCTGCTGCTCTTCTTTCTGCGAGTACAATCAATGACGGAGGAATTACAGTAAAACCAAATATCAATTTTAGAGAAACTATTAAGAAAGTAGACACTGGGTCTTTAGTATCAGATGCTACTTGCGACTTTAACCCTAACTCTTCTATTACTCTTACTGAGAGAATACTTGAGCCAGATAATTTACAAGTTAATTTACAAGTTTGTAAAAATGACTTTTTAAAAGATTGGGAAGCTCAATCTATGGGCTTTAGTGGATTTAAAAATCTACCTCCTCAATTCTCAGATTTTATCTTAGCTCACGTTGCAGCAGAGATAGCTCAAAAAACTGAGCAAACGATCTGGAGAGGTGTAGCTGCAAATGTAGGAGAGTATGCAGGTTTAGTTACTTTAGCCGCAGCAGACGCTTCAATTCCTGCAGCTCAAAAAATTGCTGCCGTAGGTGGTGGAGTTGACTCTGCAAATGTAATAGCTCAAATGGGACTCGTAGTTGACCAAATTCCGTCAGCTTTATATGGAAAAGAAGACTTGCACTTATACGTTTCTCAAAATGTAGCTAGAGCTTATGTTAGAGCTTTAGGAGGTTTTGGAGCAAATGGACTAGGAGCAGCAGGTACTAACGCAATGGGAACTCAATGGTGGAATAACGGAAGTCTTTCTTTTGACGGAGTTAAAGTATTTGTAGCACAAGGAATGAATGACAATTCAATGATGGCTGCAGAGCGTTCAAACTTATACTTTGGAACTTCTTTAGTTGGAAATATGAATGAAGTAAAACTATTAGATATGAGCGATTTAGATGGCTCTTCTAATGTTAGAGTTATTTGCAGATTCTCAGGAACTGTGAACTATGGAATTGCTTCTGACATTGTAGTTTATTCTTAATAATTAAATTAACCAAAATTTAGGGTAGGTGGGACAAACCTGCTTACCCTTTTTTTTATAAAAATATATATCAATGAGTTGTTCAATATTAAGTACAGGTAGAAATCTACCTTGCATCAAAAGTGTTGGAGGCGTTAAGAGTATAATTTTAGCTGACTTTGGAACTTTAGGAAACTTATCTGTTACCGGAGCTGAAGTTACTGCAATTAGCACGACACCTGCAGCCTATAAATACCTGGTAAAACCAGGCTCTTCTGGAATGGAGGAAACGATTACTGCTTCGGCAGAGAATGGTACGGTTTATTACGACCAAAATGTTACTGTTCAATTACAAAAATTAGACAAATTAACTCAAGCTGAATTACAAGACGTAGTCAAAGGAAACCCTCACGTTTTTGTAGAAGACTTTAACTCTAATACATTCCTAGTAGGAGCGTATAATGGAGCTGACGTTTCTGCAGGTACAATAGGAACTGGGACAGCCCTTGCAGATTTTACAGGATTTAATTTAACATTTACAGCTCAAGAGCAGTTACCAGCTTTTTTCTGTGCTAGTGCTGTAGTAAGTGCTTTACAAATTGGAGCTGCAATAAGCCCAGTATAATAAAGTTTTTTTCTGTGTTTAGTTTTGAAGTAGGGCGTAATAGCCCTATTTCTTTATGTAATAGTTTTATTTATACAAAAACTAAAAAAATTACGTTATACTATTAAAGGATAAAATGATAGTTTTAACTACTACTACTGCGGAACAAACTTTTGGCATAATACCCAGGGAGTATGTAACTGACGCTACAATTTGTATAAGAGACGAAAGCACAAACGATGAGAATTGTGTTTTAACTTCTGGTAGTTTTTGGAATACATATAATGTAGATTGGGAACTTGCGACAAATGATTGGGAAGACGAAGTAGGAATTGTAATAACTAACGACACTATGTTTGTTACTATGAATTTAAACTTAATTGAGGGAAGGTTTTATGATATTAAAATAACTAATACAAGTGGAACTGTTATATTTAGAGATAAAATATTTTGTACAGATCAAACTATAGACCAAGAAACTAATAATTATTATGATGTTAACCAAGGACAATATATTCAAAACACTTCAGGAAATAACGACTATATAATATTCTAATATGAAAGTAAACTTTTTACAATTAAGCACCTATACAACACCTGAAGTAAGAGAGGTAAACAACCAAGATTGGATACAATATGGAGCAGATAATAACTACTTTCAATTTTTGATTGATAGGTATAATGGGTCTGCTACTAACAACGCTCTTATTAATGGTATTTCACAAATGATAGTTGGACGTTATTTAGACGCTACAGACTCTAATAGAAAACCAGATGAGTATGCACAAATGAAATCTATGATTTCTGAGGATATGCAAATGAAACTAGCTAGTGATTTAAAACTAATGGGTCAATGTGCTATCCAAGTTATTTATAGTCAAGATAGGTTAAGAATAGCACAAGTGGAGCACGTACCAATAGAGACTTTAAGAGCTGAAAAATGTAATGAAGAGGGAGAGATTCCAGCTTACTATTATTTTTATGATTGGGAAGAGTTCCAACAAGGTGATGAGCTAGAGAGAATACCAGTATTTGGGTCTTCTAATAGTGAAATGGAAATACTTTACATAAAACCTTATAGAGCTGGATTTAAATATTATAGTCCTGTAGACTACCAAGGAGGAATACAATATGCTGAGCTAGAAGAGGAAATAGCTAACTATCACTTAAATAACATAATGAATGGTTTAGCACCTTCAATGTTAATAAACTTTAATAATGGTACTCCAACTGAAGAGGAGAGAAATATTATAGAACAAAAAATAGCTGCAAAATACCAAGGGACTTCTAATGCTGGGCGTTATATACTAGCTTTTAATGACTCGGCAGATTCTGCAGCAACTATGGAGGCAGTTCAATTAAGTGACGCTCCACAACAATACGAGTTTTTATCTACTGAGTCTATGAAAAAAATAATGGTAGCTCATAGAGTTACTAGTCCTATTTTATTTGGTATTAAGGATATGACTGGTTTTGGAAATAATGCAGAGGAAATAGTTACAGCTTCTACATTAATGGATAATACTGTTATAAGACCTTTTCAGCAACTTTTATTAAATGCTTTTGACGATATACTAGCTTACAATAAGATAGTCCTTAATTTATACTTTAAAACGCTCCAACCTTTAGAGTTTAACGACTTAACAAACGCTACTAATAAAGAACAAATAGAAGAGGAGACTGGACAAAAGTTTTCATTTTCGAAAGTAATTGATGGAAAAATAGCATACGAAACGATTGAGGAAGCTGAAAATAAAGCTAATGAAATAGGATGTATGGGCTATCACGAACACGAGCTAGATGGCAAAATTTATTATATGCCTTGTCAAACTCACGAAGAGTTAAAGGCTCCTTGTTGGAAAGGATATGAGCAAATAGGCACAAAAATAAAAGATGGAAAAGAGGTTCCTAACTGCGTTCCTTTAAATGTAAACGAAGAGTTAACTAAAGCTATTTTAAGTGAGTTAGAAGGTAAGGGCGAAGACGAGGAAATAGAAGGCTACGAATTAATAGATTCAAGACCTGCTAATGACTATGACAAAATACTAAACCACTCTTTAAAATTTGCTATGGATTTAGCTACAGTACCTACTAGCACCCCAAACAAAAAAAGCTCTCAAGATACGAGTATAATAAAAGTGCGTTATAGGTATTACGGAAGTAATAATCCAGAAAGAGAATTTTGTCGTAAAATGTGGTCAGCTAAAAAAGTTTATAGAATGGAGGACTTAGACAAAGAAAGTTCGGATAATCCTGGGTTCGGTCCTGGTGGTTCAAATTCTTATAATTTATGGCTTTACAAAGGAGGAGTTAATTGTCAACACTATTGGGAACGTAGAACATATTTAAGAAAAAACAACAAGAGAATTACAGTAGCAGAGGCTAGACGTAAAATTGCAGCTTTAGACCCTAGTTTAAAAAAGGAAGCACAAATAGAAACTAATGTCCCTGAAGTTGCTCAAGTGGCTCAACCTAAAAATGATTGGTGGAGCTTAGACCCAAATTATAGAAAATAAAGATATGGCTACAGCATTATTTATATCGAGAACAGACTTAGTAAGAAACTCCATAATTGATGGGTCAGTAGACGCAGATTTGCTTTTACCTTTTGTCAAGATTGCACAACAAATGCACATCCAAAATTATCTAGGTACAGATCTATACAACCAAATTTCAGAAATGATTACTAATGGAACTTTAACACACGCAGCAAATCCTGACTATTTTTATTTAGTTAACGAATACGTGCAGCCAATGTTAATAATGTTTAGTATGGTCGATTTCCTTCCTTTCTCAAATTACGCTACAAAACAAGGAGGCACTTATAGGCATCGTTCAGAAAACGCAGACTTACCCACAAAAGATGAGATTGATTTTCTAGTACAAAAATATAGAGACTTTGCAGATTTCTATACTAGAAGGTTTATAGACTATATGAATTTTAACGCTTCAACAAAGTTTCCAAAGTACTACTCGAATAGTAATGACGATATGTACCCTGATACTGAAGCTAATTGGGTAGGATGGGTATTATGAAAAAAGAATATAATATAAAAAAAACAAACTTTAAAAAGTTATTAGTTTATCTAAAAAAAATAAAAAATGAGTACACTAACAGGAAATAAAATAAGTTTAACG